GGAGGAAGAGCGCAGACAGCGCGCTAAAGAGATTGCTTTTAAGGAGGGGGTAGGGTGTTTTACATCAACGGTGGCATTTTCACGGAGCTTCCCTTTCGTATTGTTTTGCCCGACGGGCGCACGAGGACGAGTCTGCATGAGTTGAGCGAGGCACAACTGGTGGAGCTCGGGGTATTCCCCTGCGACGAGGTGAAGCCGGAGAAGACGTGGGATCAATATTACGGGACGCCTTCGGTCACGGTGGAAAATGGAAGAGCCACAGCCGTCTATCCGGTGGTGGATTATTCTGCGGCCGACGCCACCAGGATTCTTGACGAGGCAAAGGTGCGGAAACGGCAAGAGATTGCGGCGGCGCGGTGGGCGGAGATGTCCACGCCGACGGCAGTTGACGGCTACGAGGCTATCTGGTACGCGGACAAAGAGAGCATGAATGACATGCTCCGGGCGAGCGTCGACCTGCAGACGGCTATTGCGCTGGGGCATTTGCCGGAGAATTCGACGGTGCAATGGAAAACGGCAGAGGGTACATTTGTGATGCTCGGGCTAAATAACCTGGTGACCATCCGGCTTCTATTGTCGCAGAGGCAACAGGGGTTGTACGCGAAGGAGGCCGGGCTGGTTGAGCAAATCGAGGCCGCGGAGACCCTTGATGGCCTGGAGGTGATCATGTGGTAGCGATTCAGTACCAGTATTTCTGGCCGCTCCTGCTCGCGGGGGCGGTCATTTTTATTGCCGTGATGATGAGGAGGTGAGGGTGCATGGGAGATCTGAGCCGGAATTTCAGCCGCTCCGAATTTGCCTGTCCTCACTGCGGAGAGGTCGAGATTGATCCTCTCCTCGTGGCGACGCTCCAGCGGATACGAGACCGTGCCGGGCCGGTGGTGGTCACCTCCGGATACCGGTGCCCCGTGCATAATGAGGCGGTGGGCGGGGTTCGCAATTCCCAGCACATCTATGGACGGGCGGCGGATATCTATGTCCCGGGCATGAGTCAGGCGGCACTCCTCGCCCTGGTGCGGGAGCTGGCGGTAAGCGAGGAAATTTATGTGGGGTATGCATACGCCATCAAGAATTCAAAACGAGCCGTTCATGTGGACGTGAGAATTCCGGAGTCAAACACCGTGCGGGGGTGGAAGAATGGATAGTCAGATCATCGGGCTTGAAGGAGTGAAGGAAGACATCAAGGAAATCAAGGCGTCCCTCAAGGAACTGACAACCATTGCCAAAAACCAGGCTATCCAAAACGAACGAATGGACAATATGGAAGACAGGGTCGTCAAGATTGAAAAAGACGTCTCGGAGTCATGGAAGGCCATACGGAAGATCGACATGCGGTGTCTTGAGCGTGAGCCAGTAGTTAAATTCGGCCATCGGCTCATGGAGTCGCCGAATCATTCTCCCGACGACTGGTGGACGATGTTTCTCGGAAGCGCCTTGCGGAATGGGCTGTGGATAATCATGACCGGTGTCATGACCACCCTGATTCTGCATTATTTGGGGGTGAAAAAATGAATCTCCTTGAAATCGTTCCGGCGCTGGAAAGCATCATCGGCAAGGTAATCCAGAATCCGAACCAGGCGACGGAGCTGCGGTATGAACTTGAGAGGCTGGACATCCAGCAGGATATCGAGCGGCTGAAGGTGCAGCAGAGTTGGCTTTCGAATCACAGTCCCTTTGTGGCCGGGGCCATTCCCTGCATTCTGTGGCTGCTGTCGGCGGTGGTGGCGTTCAACCACATAATTGCACCGCTGCTCATGGGACTGGGAATGAAACTGCCGGTCCTCGAGCTTCCGGAGTATTACACGGATCTCGCTGGAACGATCATCCTGGGGCTTTTTGCGAAAAAAGCATGGGATGGATCGGAGATAACCAAGCTTGGAAAGAAGAAGAAAGAGGAGCCGGCCGTCACCGTAAAACTGGTGAAAAAAGAAGAACCTCCTCCGGTGATGGAAGAAGAGGAGCTCATCCCCAGTGATGATCCGGAGTATCACGCGAAACGGTACGAGGAGCTTCTGCAGAAATACCAGATACAATAAACCCAGTCCCAGAATGCCCCAGGTTGAATGATGTTGGCCTTGAGGGTATAAAGTGACCTTCGTGGAGATGTTGCAAAAGCAAAATCTACGTACGGATTGCTTGGGTTTATAGCGGGCGGACTTGCGGTCGGTTTAGCTAAGTGATGCAAAATAAAATGCGGGTGAAGAAATCCAACAACATTCTTCACCCGCACATCTACTACGATAAGAGAATGTAGGCAACACATAAACAAAGTGCGGAGAGCATAGCAAGTACAAGTGTTTCATAATTGGACATGTGTATTCTCCTTTCCCTCAAATAGTTCCGTGATATCAGTTTCTGTGTCAAACCACTGCGTTCCACGCTTAAGCTTCTCCACAATTGCTTTTACATCCACGTGTTCGAATCCTTCCCGCAAATGCCCCCCTTGCCGCAAATCATATAATAGTGCAACTAAACGAGTAACAGGCTTATTTGCGCAATAAACACAATCATCCTGTACTGCATAGTAAAGCCGCATTACGCCGTACGGCCGTGCAATAATTTCATGCTTTAGACTTCGAATAAGATACTCCATGTTCTGGATCTGTTTCTGATAGTTCTGCACGGCAGTAATATGCCAAACACCTACCAGGAAAATACCACCCATAGCGCCAACACTTAACCATACAAGTTCATTCATCTGTTGCCTCACTAAACACAGCCAACTGCGCCGCCAATCGTTCACACTCATGCACTACGTATGATACAGTACATTTTTCCAGTGTGTCATCTACGTGATGGCAATCAAAACCGAACCACCACAGATCTTCACTACTGACTATCGGATATCCATCCGCTCCCGAATCCGCATATGTAAGCAACCCGTGCACGTCAAAGTAATTGCCCAGAATTGGATAGCCCCACCGAAGTTTAGGCGGCTGATTTACTGTAAAGTACCAACCAGGCATTTTTACCTTTATAGGCGACAAATCCATAAGCCCTCGTCCATGTAGTGGGTGTGTTTCAGGTACAGCCACATATCCGCAATTCCACACATCAAACATGTTTAATTGCAACACAGCAGCACGTAAACCGGCCTTAGTTATCCAATCTCGCATAACTTGAAATGACTGCATGCTTGTTCCCCTCCCTCAACCAAAAAGAATACGCGCACTTTTCGTTTTCCCCACTCAAGTGCTTCACGCCGCGTACCAAAGCAAATATCGATCCTATGTCTGCGTATTCGTCCCCCACGATCTTCTACACGCCTTAGACCAAGCCCCTCAATAAGTACCCACGTTTTAAAAGGTATATGTTTTGGTGCTGCAAGTGTGCGTCCTGGTGTAGTAGGTAAACCTGATGCTGTAATATGCGGATTCCCAGAATAGCACATTCCCTTAACAGCTTTAGGATCTAGTGGTGCGTATCCAGTAGCAACATATTCATTTGCAAAAACAGGGCTGGCGATGAGGAGAAGAAGGGCGAGGAGAATGCTCATTCCTCACCCCTCGCTTTCCTAATGGCGGTTGTCAATTCCTCTCGCAACTCAAGCGGGACATACTCTTCACCGTCAACCAGAAGCGAGGAGAGTTTTTCGAGCACGGCCAGCATGTCCGGGGCGGCGGCGACGAGGGCACCGTATTTTTCGGGAACGGCAAGTGCAAAAACACCGTTACTATCTACCAACCTGACACACCTTAAAGTCTTGTCCAGTTCGTTCTGTTCTATGATGCGGAGCAGTTCCGGCGTGTGGGTCATTTCCCCACCTCCAATTGTTTCATTCACCACGTTAATAGCTTTCGGGAGCTCCATCACATTTGAGATGAATTGCCTTATGCTCATTCCCCCACCTCCTGATTCCAGCATTCTTCGCAGTCCTTAGACATTTTGCAGTTATTCTCCATCCCGAAATCTATCGGGCAAAGCTCTTTAATAAATACTCGCTTTACAGCCTCCGTGTTTTCCAAAGCCTTTTCTAACTTGGTCATTCCGTCACCTCCTCATCAATTACACTATCTCATTCCACAAGTTAGCAAGAACGACTACCAAATAATGCATTGAGTCCCGCAAGAACCACTACCACGCAAAACAAAATGGGAATTATTGAAAGAACCCACCACCACGAAAGCAGTAGCACCCCACACAACTTTAGTACTATGAGCAGTATCTGAACTACGGCTACAAGACATATGCTAAAGAACCAAAACATGGCCCCCACAAAGCTCGGGAAAAACATTATTTTACCTCCAGCACATAATGCAGAGCCTCATACGCCTTGTGAACTGCCTCTGGTGTTAAACGTACATCTGGATGTCCGTAAAGACACTCCCTAAGCGCATCAACCAAGGCAGCCTGTGTTTCCTTGAACTTTTCAAGCAACAATTGCGCATCTTGCAACTTCTTAAGCAGCGATACAATTTCTTTGCCCTGCTCTTCCAACAAATAAGCTGCTTCCACTTCTGTTTCTCCACGCGTCATAGTCTCTACCGTTTTTGCTGTACGCTGCAGTTCCTCCTGAATTTTGTCAAAATAACCGCCATATATATGAACAGTACCCACCGGTATATCATCCAAAATGAGGTGATACAGACGTGTGCGTATTGGCGTAGGATCTTGTTCAATCTGTAACATTCTTTTTCTCCTCCCATATACGTGTAATTTCGTCTTGCTGTAGAAGTGCGTGACTTATAAGTCCCCGTTCAATTGCATCACAGATTCCGCACATCAGCTCATTTGGAATATACCGAAACTCAGGCTGTCGACGTAAGTGATCACATAGAAAACGTGCCAAATCAAGCATAGCATTGTATTTCTTTGAGTTGCTTGTTTTCAACTTTCCATACATGTTCAACATGTTGTTTTACCCCGCAATGCCGCCATAAAAATATTTCGTGTCCACTCAGCTTCCTCCCCTATCTGCCGCACCAAATCTTTTACAGCTTCTGTGAAAAAAGGCACTGCACATGTATATAATATCAGATGTGTCAGTACGATAAAATCACAGGTGATGAAACAACTAATTTGTGCGCACTGCGGTTCAAAGATACGCGGCAAATTCTGGATATCTGGCTGTGCGGAAATCAACTGCTGTAGCTCTGCTCCAACATCAAGTATCGCCTGTGTCTTCATCTGAACAGTTTCATTGACTTCCAACCGATCCAACGCTGAAAGAGAAATCGGCGCAGGTATACTCCAGAAAGATTCAGGCGTGAGTAAAAAGAAACCACCCGCAGCACGGCAAATATTCCGAAGCTGTTCTAAATCTATCTTCAGAATGTCATGCACACATATCTGAAACTGGATGTGCCGAAAGATCTCTCGTACCTCACCCCCGCTACTCCACGCATGCAACAACGCCGAAGTTAGGTGACAGGGGGTGGAACCCCAACTTTCCACCCCTGCTGCCTCAAGCTCCTCCTGCAGACCCACCAGATTTACAGGTCCACGACGTTGTAACATCTGCATAGCTAACCACGCAACACGTTGCGAGTTGGGCGTCATTTCAAGAAGCTGCAACTGCATGTTTAGTCCTCCTCTTTTTTGCTCCAGGCCACAAGCGCGTAACAGAATGGTGTATCAACTAGTGCAAGTAGGATTTTCACGACCCACTGCGCGATACACATGTCAACGAGCAGCGACAGCGGCATAATTCCCCAGAAAGCAACCATGATGAAGATAAATGTGTCAAAAAACTGACTAACAACCGTGGCTACGTTATTACGAAGCCATAAATGCTTGGCCTTGGTAAAATCCCGCAGCCAGTGGAAAAGATACACATCCATAAACTGCGCAACCAAATATGCTACAAGACTTGCAACCGTAATGCGTCCCGCACTTGAAAACAATGCCGCAAAATGCTCCTGTGCTTCAGCAGAAAAATATTCCGCGCGTGGCGCCCACGAGGCCAAAAACCCAAGAATAACGGCAAGTATTGCACACACAAACCCAGTAAAGACCGCATATGCCGCACTTTTCTTTCCCCATACCTCCCCAAGTACATCAGTCATAAGAAACGTAATAGGATACGCAATTACCCCAGCTGGCACTACAGCCCCAAAGTACGGAACCACCCAGAGCTTCGCTGCGAGCACATTAGAAATAACCAACGTACTTGTAAAAATGCCTACCATGAGTACAAACTTTTTCTGGTTTTTCAACCACAGCCACCCTCTCTACTCCACCTGTGATAATCAGCCGATGAGTAACGTGTTTCCCTATTAACGCGGTACTACTTTAACGTCCAAAAGCTTCGTCTACAGTCTCATACAGTCGCCCCCAATGTGTTCCAATTGATGCATCTGCTGCAAACGCAAATGGCAACTTAAACCATCGCGCAGGTGTTTCACTCATTTGCTGCGGTACCCAGTTAAATAGATGCACAGCCGTATCATAGTCTGCAGGAAGTTCAACCACAAGTGAATCATGCACTAGGTTAACAATGTATGCATCAAACTCCCGCAACTGTTTTTGGATCCGAATTCCCGTTATTAACGTAAAATCTGAAGCAATGCTTTGAATTGCAAAATTACAAGCTTCATTTTGATATGTGTTCAACATTTGCTTCGTTACAAACGGAAACCGTCGTTTACGCCCAAACGGTGTTGTCAGCACACACCCCGATCGAACTGCATCGCGTCGTGACTTTAGGTATGCAGCAGCTGCGGGCATTCGCTGAAGCCACTTATTGATAGAATTCTGCGCTTCCTGGATTGTTATTTTGCACGATTCTGCGATTGTCTTTGGACCGCGGCCATACATAATTCCGAAGTTAATCATTTTTGCCTGCATACGTTGTTCTGATGTAAAGTCTTTGCCGAACATTGCTGCAGCGGTTTCATCATGCATGTCAAAGTTATTTTGAAACACCCGGATCAAAAAAGGATCTTGTGAATACATTGCAAGCGCACGTAATTCTGCGCTTTTATAATCACACTCCAAAATCAATCGTCCTGGAGGTGCCCCAAAAAGTGACTTGATTGTTTTATCTCGTGGAATGTTCTGTAAGTTTGGTTTCTTAGAAGCAAGCCGCCCAGTTGTTGTGCCAAAGAGACTATATGTTGAATGGATGCGTCCCTCTGTATCACGTTTATCCAAAAGACTCACAACGTAGGTTGAGTGTAGCTTTTTCAATCTTCGCAACTGTAACAGTAGAACAACAAACCGTGGTTTCGGTTCAATTGACTGCAGTGTTTTTTCTGACGTATCAGGTAATGTTGCAGACTCTGAACGTTTTTTTGCGCCAACAATCTGTGGTACACATTTTAGCTTTTTGTACAGCAACCACGCAACTTGTTTTGGTGATGCCGGATTAAAGAATGTAGGCAGTTTTACTACATTCATGTCACGCCCATACTGTTTTACATCCCAAATAGGCGCTACTTCTTCCTGAATTTCATCAATTGCTTTGTCTATTTGAACTGCAAGTTTCTTATTTGCCTCCTGCAGTGCTTCCAAGTGTGTATAAAATCCGTGTGTTTCAACACCATGTAAAAAGTTCTGTGCTGGAACTAGAATATTTGTGTACAACCACCACAACGAAGGATCTTCTTGAACCTGCTCTTTCAGTATGTAAAAAATCTGCCGTGTGTAATCCACGTCTTGCGCTTGATACTGGTGCAATACATCTTTCGGTAGTTTTGCATATGAATCACCGGGCTCTTCCAAGTTAGTCTTCAACTGATGTTTATAATCTGATGCTCCCAGCAATCGGCCGCTAAGTTTCTCAAGTCCGTGAGTTCCTGAATTTTCATCTAGTGCATAATGCAATAATACTGTGTCGTCATCAATGCGTGCTTGGTATCCACGCGTATTCAAGAAACCTAAGTCAAACTTACCATTGTGCCAAATATATCGAATATTCGGCAACGATAAAAGGGGCGCAACAACATCTACATGAGCTGCAAGCATTTCTTGAGGAATAACCACAGCTTGCGCTTCTGCATGGCACATTCCTAAACACAACATCTCAGAATCTGTAAAACTCAAGTTACTTGTTTCAATGTCGCAGGCAACATATCCATTTTCTATGCTTTGCAACTCATGTAGATAGTCTATTGCTTTTTGTGGTGTATCTAGCAAACGCCACTTGGTTGAACCAGGCTGTTTAAAAACTGTTTCTCCCTGCGCAGCGCGAACAGCTAAATGCAATGCATCCATGAAATTCGGATATTCAAGTGGCTTTACATGCAACAGGTTTGGTTGATAGCAAGGAATAAGCACATGTGTTTTATCAGATCCATCCAATCGAACCTTAAATGTGCGCCCCTGAATGTTGCTTATGCTAAACTTTGCGGTACCTGTAAGGGCTGTAACTGCTGCCGCCCCCACAGCCAAAATATGTGTGCATTCCGTTGCAATAACTTCTTGTATAAGTCGTGCACGACATTTTACCTGAACAATATCCGTCATTGCAGTTCCATTAGGCAGCTTACACAGCACTGCACTAATAATTGCAAACTGTGGAAATGGGACACCTTTGAACAATTTTTTGTGTGCTGCTTGCAGTCCCAACCACAATATGCCAGTACGCTGATTCAGGAGTTCCCCTGACTCAAACGCATTTTCTGTCGCACCTTCTACTACAATACACACTTTAGTGCGTGGCACATTTTTAAGTGCTGTTGGGGGTAAGCACCTGCGTATGCCAGAATCGCGCAACACGCATGAATCACAGGTGGCGGAGGGGATCTCTAAATTATCTACTTTCCGCGCGTTTGGTGCTAAAGTCGGTTGCTCCATTTGTCCCACCTTCCGACATGTTTTCCTATGTTCATTAGTTGATTGACATAATTAACATTGTGCCTCAACAGAGTAGGATATTTCAGTGTATCAACGTCAAAGAACTCCTTGGGTCTCGCACATGTTTTGCCTTGTATAGTATCCATGTTCTCCTTTATTGTGCATCCGTAATAAGCGTACACAAAAGGTGTGGCTGAGTCCAGTCCTCGGATCCAATAATAACGTGGGAGGTACTGAAATTCTGGCAAGCAGGCAGCACCCAGATAATGGAACTGGAAAACATCGAGCCAGTACGAATTGCGTGTTAAAAACTCATGTAACCGCTCAGTGAACTCAAGTCTACCAAACGGTCGATCATGACCAAAATGGCGTGGTATACAAATTGTGGGCACGTTGAGTTTGTTGTGGTAGAACTTGAGCTGTTCAATAATGTCACTAAAGTTGATTTCTGTACCATTGCGTGTTTCTACTTGCAACACAGCCGCTTTGCGAACTGCATGTTGAACATCAGTTGCCGCACAAAGCTTGTGCGGGTCAAAAAGGAAATCGAACAGCTCTGAAAATTCCTGTGCTCGCTGCATTGAAGCTTCCATGTTGTATAGTACATCGGGCAGAATGATTTCGTGTGGGACTATTGAACAACAAATTTCTGCAAAATTGGTGTCGTTCATGGCGCTGCCGAGTTCATATGCGCCATTATCCAACATGATGAAGTGCCCAAACTGCTGCACTGTGCGCCAAAAGTTATAACTAGCCGCACGTAGTGCGGGGTCCATAACCAAGAACTCGTGCCCGATCAGCAAATGATAGTTCCCATACATCTTGGCCTGTCGAAGCAAAAATTTCTGTGGAACAATAAATGCGTGCTTACATGTCGGCATCATTTTCCTCCTTAGCGTATACAGTGGGGTCTAATAGACCCGCTCGCTGATATGCATGTCGCCGCTCACGACAAGTGGCGCAGAGCCCGCAGTGTTTATCACTTGCTTCGTAACAACTCCAACTGTGCTTCAGAACGGCTGATAGTGTTGGATATAGTGCAACCGTATCCGCCAGTAGTTCATGTTTCTGGAAACTGATAAACGGAAAATGTAGCCGTATTTTGTTATCAAACGCACTCATAAGAGAGTGTGCAAAAGGTGTTAACACGGACGGCGTGCAATCCGGGTACGCATAAAAATCGCCATCATTCTTGTGGACAGCCAGCACGACTTCACTGTAGTTGTGGATTGCCGCAAAAATCATGGCAGAAAGACTGAACAGCAAGTTGCGCGCAGGTATAGATGTAATTACAGCGCCAAACGCATCTCGATCCAATTTTGAATGTTCTGCATATTCTTTTTGCGGTATGTCCAACATGCTGCGCTGCATCAACGCACTATTACAACCCTGGTATATATTTGCGACATTCAAAATCGTGTGTGGTACCTTAAGTAGTTTGCAAATGTGTGCAGCTGCTTCAAGTTCTTTTTGATGCTTCTGTCCGTAGTAAAAACTGAGTGCATGTGTCGCAGCCGTCTGCACTAAAGTCTGGACTAGCAAAGCTGTTGAATCGAGTCCGCCGCTAAACACTACAACTGTTTTCATATGTTCTGCGCCCTCCTACGGGAGTAGTGGAGGCTAAAGGTTCTTAGCCTCCACTGTGATTATATTACAAAACAGTGGTGCAGCTTGTGCGGCCAGTACTACAGGAGGCCCATATCGCTGGGAGGCAGCACATCTTTGACGTCATTGGTCATGCGACCGTCGTAGGGACGCTGTATAACCTTGAGTTCGCAAGCTCTTCCGATACCGGTACCAGCCGCACACAATGCGCTGAGGTTGAGGTTGCTGAGAGAGATGTCAGGGAACACGTTGAGCAGGAACTTTTTGAGTCTGCCCAGTGCGATGTCATTGTTCAGCACGTAATGCGAGAACAACTTACGCTTCGGAAAATCAGGATGCACGATATTGAACGTAATGCTCAGCATCGGGTTGCCATTCTTGGATGTCCGCATTTCCATGGTTCCGATGTTGGCGGAATAGGTTCCAACAGGCAGAGGTTCAAAACCACCCTCGCTTACAGAATCGAAATCGATGATGGTTTCCGCGGTGTTCTGCTCAACGCCAGAATTGAGTCCAGGAAAGAAATCGTCCGTATTGTCAGCTGCTGATGTATTTGTTGTGTTCTTGGCCATGATTGTTAGTCTCCTTGTATTTGAGTTTTGGTTTGTGTTGATGTTGGTGCGTTTTCATCCTGCTACGCACGAAGCAGTTGCAAAATCTTCTCCATTGTAGGAGCATCTACCCAGCCCTCAGACGCGTTGCAGCGGTTTTTTGCGTTAAAATTTGGTCCTGGTGTAATGTATAACCTCCTTTTTATGGCGGGCCCGTCCTTAGTGGCTACTGTCTTTGCCGCATAGTACGCAACAAAGTCAAAATACGCCTGTGCTACTATTTCGAATTTGCCGACAAGTGAAGGAGTAATCATCATACGCTGTGCTTCATCCTGCTTCACTTCCTGGTGGCAAGTAGCTACTACATGCATCGGCAGATTTCGAAAATTACGTGTCACAGTTTTCATGCGTTCAAGAACTTCACCATATTCTGGCCAACCAGGTTTCATATACTGTGCGCTTAGTGACATGTTCTGCGGATCTTGTCCCTGCACATTTTTCATGCAGTAGTCCTGAACTTCATCCAGTGTATCAATGATGACAGTGCGGTAATTTGGGAGTTTAGCTCTTCCACCTAAACCCACACGAGTGCAGAGTTCACGCATCTGTGTTTCAGGTGCTTTGCTATCACGAAGTGTACAGAAAGCATGCAAAAATTCGTACACTCTTACTAACTGTCCCCAGTTCTTGATTGGCACTATATCCATGTTTGCGTAACCCGCACTTACCAATGTTGCAGATCCAGCTTCAATGTTCAGATATAGTATATCTCGAAGTTCAGCACAGTCATAAGATGTTGCTGCAAAGTGTGTCTTACCAACACCAGAAGCACCGTATACCAACATTTTAATATAAGCAGGTGCTTCTTCAGCTGTCTGGATTGTGAACAAGTTCGAAGCTCTTGGTTCCAAAACTGGCTGGTCGCTAGTCGGCTGCGCTGCTGACTGCGTCGTTGCTTGCGCCATAGAGTGTCAACCCCCTTTTCTCCTTAAAATTAACCCACGTCATTCCAACATCTTCTGCTAGTGCATAGATACTATTATGCCGTGCTGCCGTAGTGGGTATCTGAAGTCTTGTCTGCCAAAGTTCGGCTACTTCTTTTCTTGGGCCGTAACCCAGCGATAGGATCCCTTCCCAATCTGCACCTTCGTCCATTGCTAAACACACTTCCCTGAATGGGCAATCCCAGGCACAGTCTCGCGTTGGGTTCGTGGTTATTGCGGGCGCATTCAGCATTTCATAGCTGTCTACTAGTATCTTCATCTGCTGCGCCTGCAATGCATTTTTGCTGCGTTTAACAAGCCGCTGAGAAATGAATTCATCACCGTCAAATGTGGTTCCACTGGATAAATGTGTAAGCATTTTTTGGTATTCCTCAGGCAACTTTGCAACCGGCACGCGCGGATACTGTTTCTCTAGTGCTCGCCGATACTTGAAGTATGATGTTTTCTGTGACTTGTTGACGCTCAATAGCCCACTTTGCAGGATGAGCGGCTCTACGGGCGCTTTCTTCCGGAACTGCCGATAAACAACGCCATCTACAGTTTCATCAGGCAGACACAGATTTATCGCCCAAAGATAGGCGCTTACCTGGTCATCTGTCTCCAGTTTAACTGTATCAAAAGCTGACGCTGTTTTGTATTCTCCAAGCCACAAATGTCCAGTGTGTGGATCAACAAATATACTGTCAATTGTACCCTGGTATTCTACATCCCAACCAAATTGCTTGAGCTGCGGCAACGCTATCTGAAAATTAACCTCACAGCCTAGCCGCGCTATGCCATTAATAACTGGTGCGTATGTACGCAGATTGTGAAATGCTTCGCACCAATCAACGTAGTGGTCTAGCATGTCACAGGCGAGCATAAAATGTTCCTCTGCATCAACAGGTTTTTCATCTTCTGCACATGCATTCACGTAAGCCTCAAATGCATCCTGTGGCGTGGGCCACAACTGGAATCCATGGTAATCTTCCAATGCAAAATGATAACCTGTACCAAACCACAGCGGTGTCATGACCCCCGACTGCTGGGCTAGATTTCGTCGTAGTGGCGAACTAAACATCCATTTACGCCGACACCGTTTAAAACCGATTCGATCCGATGTGTGGATTGCAAAAACCATGATTTTCACCCTCCTTTCCTTTGTCTTCTTTTTTTATTTTCTGAAATAATTATAACATGGATTCCAAAAAAAATCAAGAGTCAATTAGGCTCCCGGACAATGTTAATCTTTGAGCTGGATAAACACAGGGAATGAAAGAGATTGCTGCTGCCACAGATCCGCATCCGTCAGATCCTGATATTTAACCGCGACTGTGCGCCCAATAAGTGTATCTTTCTGTGCCCACAGTAACATACGCTGCGAATCATCAAAACCAGTACCACATGATACACGGACCGTATTTCCGTTAGACAATTTAGCTTCAAGAACTAAGGCCCCCAACATAGAGGCATACTTACCAGTTCCTTCAACTGCATCAATGATTGTTAAGTCCATCTCGTGAAAGAACTTGTATTTCAGCAGATGACTTGAACGATAAGAGTTATACATAAAATACGGATGACGCAGTACAATGCCTTCGTACCCCATCTGCGTGTATATGCGGCACTGCTGCAAAATCTCTTTGGGACTGTTTACAACCTGTATTGCCGGTACTATACGCAAAAACTGGAAGCAGTTTGCCATAGCTGGATCGTCAAATACTTCTCGCAGCTTCTGGTACATCTCACCCGTGTTTTTGAGCCCAAAGCCCACTTTGTGCGTGTTGACACCTGCAAATATGTTGAAATAAATAGGCTGCACATTGCGATCAACTCGCTCTGGTCCGCGAGCAGAGTTGCGTAAAATAGATGAGAGGTTTTGAAAGGACAGTGGGAGCGCAGCACCTGCTGGGGTGCACAACTCTCCGTCAATAAGGTTAAATGATATAATGTCTTGCAGCTTAGCACATTCTTCCGCAATCTCATTAAACCCCGGGCCCGACCACCACTTACCACTGCGTGAAAAGAGCTTGCCGTTTTTGTATGTTGCTCTGAATCCGTTGAGCTTGGGTGTAGCCCACCAAAATGGCACACCAGCATAACCAGCAGCCGGGTTATACGTCTTGCAAAGTTGCACACCCCAAATCGGAACAATCTCACAGTCCATAGCCTTATTCACAGTAACGGCCATAACATTTTCAAAAAGGTTCTGCGCAAGCAACTTCAACAACACTTCTGCTGTAGTCTTTGTGCACTGCACTAGAAGGTCGTGTATGCGTTCTGTGCGATCTCCGCCAGTAAATACCTGTGATGTTATTTGAGTATGCAGCCACTCAAACTGTGGCCAAACTTCCATCAATGTAAGAGAGCCTACGCCCCTGCGCTGAAATGTATCTTCTATGCGGTGCAATAGTGCATAGTATGTTGTATCTCCAATGTAAGTAGTAAATTCCTTAGACATTGCAAGGTAGAACACAGCTTCGAAGTGGGGCCAAGCCATTAATTCATTCTTGATGATCCGCTGCTTAGCTAACGGACTTGATGTATCTCGTAAAGAGTCAGCAACTTGTAGCACATGCTCAGCTGTAAGTGCTAAATCACTTGTTGCTACTGAGTCTGCAGTTAACATGCGTACAAGGCCCTCAGGTGCTTCATCGTTACATGGTTTTGTCGTCACTGTTATACCTCCCTTTTCGCTAAGCGTGCTTGAATTATTGCATTAAACCGTCCTACGTCCAAACTAGCTGAAAAGCCAAGTTCCTTGCTAAGAACAATCTGCAGAATATCCTGATCAACAGTGTCTGTGTATTTAAGGTATTTACACACAACAGATTTTTGTTGACCAATTCGATGTACGCGATCTTCTGCTTGCTCATTCTCTACTGCAGCCCACTCATAACCCAAGAAATAAACAACATTTGCCGCTGTTGCGTCCCACGCTTGGCCTGTTTTGATTGTACAAACAAGTACTTTGCGCACACTTGGCTCTGCCTGAAACGCTTTTGCAACATCAGATGGCAACATGCCGTTCTTTAACTGCCCATGAATTACAAATGTTTTGCACTTCAGCCGCGCACGTAGTACTCGTTCAATGGTTTCTACACCTTTGATAAACGGTGTAAACACAAGAACACTATTGTTTGCATCAAAGTCCAGCTCAACCATCTCAAGTAATGCCTCAATACCACCTCCTACATCATCTACTGCCTCATCTAGGCAACACGGAGAAACCAACATCTGGCGCAATTTTGTAAGTAGGGCTAGTGGCGACAGCGCAAATACCGTGTTTTGCTGCAGTTGCACCATTAACTCCTGCTCAAGTGTGCGATATAGGCGCGTTTGTTTCGGTGACATGTCTATTGGAATAACTTGTCGAATCTTTGCAGGCAACTGCGGTAATATATCCCGTTTGCTACGCCGCAAAAAATAATGCGACAGCATTTCTCGAAACTCTTCAGGAGCCTTTGGACGCGGATGAATTTCCGTATATCCGAGTGGGCTCTGTGTAACAATGCAATGCGTATCAACAAACCGCCAGTAGCTATGAAAATCATTGTTCCGCGGATCAAAGAGGTGAAGCAACCCAAAAAAGTCTTGCGGTCCCTTCGTATAGGGCGTACCACTTACTGCATAAAACGATGCTGTAGGTAGCCGCTTGCAACAAGTTTCACGGAAGGCTTTGTATGTTGCTGTGCGAATATTCAGAAGCCCCACACGATGAAATTCGTCGCAGACAATTGCTCGCCATTTGCGCATATTCAATAGTTCTAGCCCTGTACGATATGCAGTAATTACGTATCGCGCAGAATCTATTGCTCCCTGTTTAGCTAGTTTACGGCGCTGTGCGGCAGTGCCATAATAGAGCAATGCCGCAGCAGCTTCTTCTGCCCCAAGCCATTTCATAATTTCGTCACGCCAGACACCCAAAGCACTCTTAGGAGCACAAATAAGTACTGGACGCCGATCCCCACGATGGATAGCTGTTAAAATTTGAGCCGTTTTTCCCAGTCCCGGTTCATCAACAAGACCACAACGATGGTGCTGAAGTAGAAAATCTACTCCCTCCTGCTGATAAGTACGTAACTGCGGCTGCTCAGTGCCTACAACAGTTGTCTGCATTAATTATCCTCCAACTGTTTTGTTGCAGCATGATCTTTTGGTAGCCAACGATCATCCAGCTTCGGAAAGTGTTTTGCATACCAGTACAAGCTTAGAATGTTCCATACAGCATGTAACAAATGCGGCAACTTGGTCTCTGAATCTAACATCTCACCCCCCCAAAATGCAAGCAAATGGCGCATTGCAGAGTTATACATCCGAGACCATTTCATTCCTTTGCGCCAATTCTCACGTGCATACTTCTGTACACCAAACATGTACACACGAGAAAGGTCTGTAATGAATTCGGGTGGTATCAAAGAAATGTCAGGCTTATCCGTGTCATAACGTATTGCCCCTTGTTTACGTGTCATGTTATTTCCTCCGCGTCAAGCTGCTTTTTCGAAGCATGTAGTAAACACCGTGACGTATTGCATCATTGGCGTGTTTTAGCTTTGTCTGGTATAGGCCCCACCTTCGCAGCTTATCATCGGACCCAAAAAATTTTGCCTCTGCTGCCATCTGATATGTCACAGGTATCCGGCGCTCACTACACAGCAACTGAAATGCACCAATCAACCGAACGGTAAACAGTGAACTCCATACATTAGCCTGTAGCTTGTGTGCGTATACTACATAATCTTCTGTGACACACACATCAATTAGTTGCGCACTCTCGTCTGTGGCGCACACTAAATCGTCAATGAACGAGTTTAGTAGTAGGCAAAATGACTCACCAGCTGCTAACCGCTTGTGTATTGGATATTGCCCGCAGCGCAAAACGTGGCCGTCAACAAAGAAAGCCCACCCAAGTGTTTCACCAGGATCCAAACACAGAATTCTTTCTTTCCGTACATCTGATATAATGTAATGCAAATATTCTGCTTGATACGTGTGTTCCATTGATGCTGTCGGTACTGCCGGTGCTGTTTGTATCTGTGTCACATTTGTTCACCTCCTGAACTGTTTCCAGTTGTATTAACCACATCCACAAATTCAACAGCGCTATTCAAACGAACGACAACACCCGTAGCTGTTTTAATGTGGGTCTTTAGTTGCCTACCAATAATTACATTACCAACACGTGTAACACCATCTACTGTTAAAGTACTGTTCACGGCTTCAAAAAATCCGAATGTTGTGCGTAAGTCTGATAAACGTTTATTGAATAGCCGTATCGAAAGCTTTTCAACCGAATAGTAGTTACACCATGATAAAAAGGCATTATATAGATCACCCTTCAATACTCGACCCTGATCATCTGGATCTGTGCACGAACACATAAATCCAGAAACAGGATCTGCGTAAGCCATAAATTCACCCTGAACCAACCGTGTTGATTCGTTTTCAATAAACTGACCAGTAGCTAGGAGACTCTGCAGTCCCTCAATTGCTCGCCAAAGAAAAGCGGAGCGTATTCGTGGTGTCTGAAATCGCTGCAATTTCTTACGATCCATCAACACAACCCGGAGCCCAGGTTCATAGACCTGCAGTCTCCGCATTGTTATCTCATCCGCAACAAAACGCGTTTCGCACGGTATCACAAGCCACCTATTGAAAAATGCTTGATCCGCAAAACGCACACGTGGAAATGCATTAGTACTGAAAATCAGTTTTGCGTAGTTGCGAAATGAAACAGCATCTACGCCCTTAAACTCCGCATCTACAATGTCGTTACCCGTAAGTGCTTTAAACGGTCCAATGTCTTTTGCTTCTAGTGTAGGCAAGTCCGCATATACGTTTGCTAACTTACCAATTAAACTTGCTCGTGCAAAACGGTTTCCACCAGCCAAATCCTGAAATGTTCTAGAGGCAATATTCTCTTCTCCCACAACGTTTGTAAACAATGAAAGTAATGTAGATTTGCCACAGTCTGGGGGCCCAATTAACAACAGTACTTTCTTGAACCTATAATCCGGTATTAGTACAGTGCCAATAAACTGAAAGAACTGTTTGACAGCTAGATCAGTACCTAAAATCTCTGAAACGAACTGATCAACAGTCGCTAGGTCATCCTTCAGTTCCTCCTTGTTCATAAATTCTACCGGCATCTGTGACAAGCTACAATATGTTGGTGAATGCGGTAACAACTCAACATTATCTGGCGTGATGTGCAACATGCCATTGAGTACATTTGCAAACGGTAATACATCAGTTGAAAGGTCTCGTTGCGTTACCGCACGTACCCACTCTAGCGTATTTGCAGCATGTGATCGTTGCCACTTGACACCCAACTTTGAAACAACTTGTTGCTTGAGCCTGTCTGAAGCGCCACTACGAAACACACCATTTTGATATGTCCACAACTGCGAACCAGCCGACATGACCTGATTTTCGTAGAGCAATTCTTCCCCAAGCAATGCTGGAACAAACGCTCGCCCAGAAAAAAATCGTTGTGGATCCTTTCGCCGTACTTTTGCAACATATGTTTCTGCTTGTAGTATGGTCCGTAACGCATATTCAACGCCCTGTTCCGCAGTTTTGGCATGTAAAAACAAATCCGGTTGCATAAACAGTGCACGTAACACACCGGATGTTATTCGTGTTGATCCAATTACGTTATAGCTAAACAACCGTACTGCTACCCACATATCATTTGATGAGCGATCAACACAGCCCGTACTAGTTATTGCAGCACCTGCAATCTTTGCTGACTCTTCAGAAACAATGCGACTGTAAATCTCAGGTGCAACACGCTGTAGATCGTCCAAGAATGTATCGGGAAGTGTTGCTTCTTCCACAAAAACTGCTTCAACTGCCTCAAACATGGGGAACTGATCAAGTGCATATATGTTGCCGCGTTCATACGCGACAATGCGCACCGGTTTTGGTTCCAGTGGGTTTTTCCGATTGTGTGTGCCGGGAACGCGAAGCAACTGTGCAGGATTGTATACACTGTCCGCTCCAAACATTTTTAGGAGTCCGGCAATCCCCTTACCACGTAACTTAAGTTCTTGTAAGTCTGTGACAAATGTGTCAAGGGCCCAATATATCTGCAGCCCGTTACCGCTGTCCACAATTAATGTAGGTACAGGAACTGCTGCGTTGCCGCTCATCAGTTTCTGAATTACAAATTCCTTATCATACGGCGTTTTGTACGTATCAAGGTCAGCCCACAGCACTTGGGATCCAGCAGAATCTTTTTCAATTCCGCGACCTGTGCCACTAAAAAACGCATTCAAAGGTGTTACACGAACATAACAGCCCAGATTCAATGTTTGCTTATCATCAATGACGTATCGTACTGCAACTTCTTCTGCTTCTGCAATAGAACATGTGCGATGTGCAATTTCTACACCACCATTACAGCGAAATAACGTGGAAAAAGAAACCTTGTATGACGCATCTAGTCCGCCAAATAGTTTTGCAATAAACAGTCTGGCTTCCTCTTCTGCAGGTGTGTTCAACTGCGCACTCGCCCGACCTGTTTGGTCCACTTGATCCGTTTGTGCTGGTGGTTGAGCAGTTAAAAGATCTGCAAAACTTGACGTGTCAACTGGTACACCTAAAACCTCAGAAGGATTCCAGCCAGTATTATCCACCAGATCCACCATTACGATCTCCTGTCAACCCACAATCAGTTAATAATATCAAGATTGTGTGTTTGTGTAATTACCTGCTCATACACAGAAACATCAGCCGCACGGAAAAATTTGTGGTACAATTTTCGCTCATGTCCACTCCACTCGTTTGCTGCACGCCGCACAGTCACTTTAACAATCTGCCCGTTGCGACACATTTTCTCGAACAGTGGTCTCCACAAAGCTGCCGGCGCATTCATTACATAATGCAGCATCGACAAACTTATGCCCGGATACGTATCCAGCATCTCTAGAATCTTATCGGACAGCATCTTTTCCTGGTCCATGTTGGTGTCACCTCCTTTCACTTGTTCCACCGCAATTTTATCGAGCATAATGTCACCTCCAAATATTGAATCTTATTTTATTATAATATAAGACCATAAAAAAATCAAGAGGCAACTTTAGTCCCACCTAATATTCCGCAACGCAGGTAAACAAAGAGCCCAGCTACTCAGTGGCTGGGCTCTTTCGACTTAAATGCTACCGATATTTCTCAAACTGTTCGGCAGGCGTGAGCGTTTCTGTCTCGGTGTCTTCGATAAACTGGAGCGCATTGATTTTCACATACTCATTCCACCTATAGCTCCATCGCCAATAGTTCCTTCCATTGATTATGTCTCTTTCCGCGCTGCACTTCTCCTGATCGAAGAAAATCCGGCGCGCCTGAAATGCCTTGAACGAAATGTGGACATGCCAAAACTCAACATCAACTGTAAAACCATGAATTCCATAAACTTCCGGACTCTCCAACTGCAGATCTTTGATCGCGTTCTGCAAATGCCCAACTATCTCAGGAAGCGCACTGTTCGCGTTCATCTTGTCTTTCCCCCTATTTTGATGTTTATTTTGCACGTTTGTAAAATTATCCGAACTTCCGAAATCAACCACCCACGCATATGCTTCAGTGTTTTAGTACCAAAAGAATGTTGAGGGACTATACCGTGTAACAACATCTCAAGATACTGAATCTTACGTGTATCTATCTGTGCCATGATCAGGTGAGCAAGTTCAACTGAAAGTAAGTCCTGCTTTACATATCGCTCATACTGATCCCGCAACTCCACGTACTGAACTGTACTTAGGTACGTATCACCACCCTGTACAAGTATTGCACGCGCATTACGAACACCGAAACACATATTGTACGAATGTTGCATCCTTGATACAATGTTAATTATCCGCTTAATTGTTTCGCGTCGTTGCATAATGAGCCGCTCGTAAAATTGTCCCGTACGGGTATGTATGATCGTACGCATGTTACTGATCCTGTTCTTTTACCGGCCCTCGCACAATATCCCGTGTTGCAGCGTACACCGTCTGAAATGGCACACCGAATTCTTTTGCGATTACGGAACGAGAAACACCCGCTGCGTAACTGTTCCGCATGTACTCGCGTCGAGAAATTTTAGTGCCATCAGGTAGTTCAAGGATAATTGCTCGACCCGACGTATCTCTATTATGATGCGCATTTTCCAGCGTTTTTGTTGCTGCATAGACCGCCTGATATCTGCAGTTAAAATGCTTTGCAATCTCGCCGCGTGACACACCCTCAGCGAACATCTTTCGCATCTGAGAACTCCGAGACTCTGTCGAAACAACACTGGTCTGTGATACTGGTGCTGACTCCAACTGCTGAGGTTCGCTGATCTTCTCAACCTCTGCCAGCAGTTCTTCTGTTTCCTGTTTGAGTTCACCCAGCTGATTCGGTGTATCAAGGAGAGCTTCTATATCCCTGACGATTTCCTGGTGTGTACGCCCCGTTCCCTCAATTACCATATCTTCCGGTTTTTCTGTAGTCCCAATTCCCTCAAGCGCCTGAGAAACGGTTACTTCCTGTGTCGATTCCTGTGTCGATTCCTGCACCTGATTTTTGTTCTTTCCCTTACGTCCCACAATACTCACCTCCGTAGATTTGTGAACCAACTTCCATCAAGTTACCTACTCTACCCACACGCCGAACAGTACTAGAACCACAAACTGATAAAATAACGTGTCCAACCGTTTAATGAGCGTGCGCATTTTACTCCCCCTTTCCTACATAATTTATATTTATCCCCGTTCGCTCGGTTTCCCGACCCAGACCACACCACTTGGAGGTGGAGATTTGTGGTCCAAGGGGCTTTCGCCCCCGTGTTTCAGTCTGTATTGATGTTTTAGAGTAGACCGTCCACACGCCACTTTCGTGTATCTTCTTCCGGAATCTCTCGCACGTGTACCCAATTACTGTCGTTAAACGATGGAGGAACTTTGTCGGAAAGATACTCCAAAAAAGGTACTGGTGCCTCAAGTCCCTGATTAAGTCTTCCGCGGGAAGAAACATGAACGTTACACAACCGAAACTCCGCACCGAATCTCGAGTTTGTATCCAGTTGTGTAATCGTGTAGTCAGTACACCCAGAATATCCTTCTCGGTAAATGATTCTCCATGGATCCGGTTTTTCCCACGTCATCAGGTTTTTCCGCATCCAACCACCTGTTGGACTCCACGTCAGTTCATCTCGAAAAATCCGCAGTACACTGTGCGTCTTGTGAATTTCCTGAATCGCACGCCAGACATCCCAGAACGTAGGAATTTTTCCCGCTCCCCGCTCCATCAATACCCACATCGTTCCATTCGCCACCTGGTTGAAATCCAGATAAAAATGCGCCAGACCTGCCCGTACCGCATGTTTATACATCATCATACTCCTTTCTTTCCCTACCAATCATATTACACCCTGGTCCGTGATCACTACGCGTCAAACGAAAACACTGTTACGTAGAGTATCGGAGAGTGTTCAGGATCCATTCCCCGAATGAAATACGCGTCCTTTTCCGGTACGTACTTAAATCCATTTCGGTGGAGATACTTCTTCGCAACCTCCCAGTCAGAATAATACTTTCGGTTGCCCTTCTCATCGGCGATAACGAAATATGATCGTGTGGATTTCACTGCAGGCCCTCCCGTCTATAATTAACCTACGCCTCAAACTCAAGTAGTTTGATCGTGTACTTCGGTGATGCCTGATACCTATGGGTATTGCCCATTTCGTAACCCCGAAGACACCAGCATTTCGCCTGCGCATCAAACACGTATCCAGCCCGCCGAAGAGACGTACGAGCAAACAGAGGACTACTGAAGTATTTTCGGATCTCCCGTGTCTCCATATCTACTACGGCGCAAAACCGAACGTGCGCAAAGTTCACAATTCTACCCCCTTTCTACATCATCTCTTCCACGTCTGTATTCCGGCGTTTGAAGATATGACCTTGTAACATAATGTTCCTCAACTTCCCGCATTCCTTCTTAGAGACTTTCAACCATGATTTTCACCTCCTTCGAATCGTGAACTTGAGCGGAAGGGAGATAATGTTCTATCTCCCCACCCCGGGATTCTCGGGGTTCTCCCTAGCGTTCATTCATCGGTATTAATCGGTGTGGAATGGAATCCCACCATATAAACGGTGTACGATCTTTCCCCAACGACCGCGTTATCGGATACGCAAACCATTCCGCATCTTCTCGACCGGAAACTCTCCAGTGTGCCGCAACTCCTTCCTCATACACCGAGAACCTCAGGTCGCAAGTTGTTTCATCTCCCTGTGATATATAATCTCCGTAAGGGAGATACGCAAGAAGATCTATCGGCGTAACATAAAAACTGGATCCCCACTGAATTTTGATATACCCAAGTCCCACTACGGTATCCGGTGCAACCTGGATCACGTGATCATCCGACACAAAAACCCCCTCCGACTTGTTCCGGTTGTTAGACGCGTACATATCTTGAATTTTGAACGAGGTTTCCAACATGTCGGAATATTCTTTACTAAAGAACACGTGCGTGTAATCCTCGGATTCTATTTCTACTGATTCAACGGATTCAATAACTCTTACACCACCGTCAGATGTTGCAATTATCGTGAACTTCATATCATCGCCTTCTTTCCGTTATATAATGTTTCTGTGACAAACCCCAGTGTAAAAAAAGTGGGGAAGTGTTACCTTCCCCACCACCCCGATTAGAGGATATTCGCGATCTCCGGATCGTCGGAAACTTTTTCGTCCTCTACTTCGCCGTCCAGGATTTCTTCTGCGTTCGCCTTCTTGACTTTCGTGATATTATAAACCACCTGATAACTGGTTTCAAGGGTCTTGGCGATCTCTCCGCGCGCCATTCCACTGGCGTAAAGTTCGCGGATTGCCTGCCCGCGAGGCATCTCTTCTCCGGTAAGCGGATTGACCACTGTTACCGGGGCCCCACCACCGAACCCACCCTCACCGGGGACATGATGCATATTCTGCATCCCCTTCGTGTAACCGAAAACCGTCTGAACCGGAACTCCGAGCGCCTTCGCAATATCCGACCGCTTGTTGTCCTCATTGAACCGGTCGATGACCCACTGTCTCCGGGGAATTTCTCCCTCCGGCGTAACCACATATACGCGGTTATCCTTCTTCACAACCTCCACTTTCTCCACCTTAACTACCTCCTTTGATTTCGGGCATTCGGTACACGCCCTTTATATTTCTATGATATTATTATAACACAGGGGAAATGGAAAAATCTAGGAGTCAATTCTGCTCGGACCACAATTGATTGGGCTGCGCGGAGATCACAGGCGGCAGAGAAGATTTCGCGGCTGGGTGACAATGGTGTTTCACATTACTATTTTCACATTACTATTTTCACATTACTATTTTCACATCACTATTTTCACAGACCACCTCGCGGTTGTTGAATGACATTAAAAATCACAGGGCGGCGGGCAAGTTGAACGCAGGCCCTTCCCCTGTTGGTGTTGAGTTAGGTGTTGCGTTAGATAGATTCTTAAACATAATAAAACAGCTTTACCTTTACTTAACGTAACATTTAAATGAATAGTCATAAGAAATTTAACGTTTATTTTATCGGGGTGAGATGGTGTGTTGTATAAGTTTCACTGTGTTGATGGGGTTAACTACATGGGAATTTAACTATTCTCCTGTTAAACATAAGGCGCTTTTAAAATTGAATGTTACTATCTCTCCTGAACTCCGTTTTCCACAATAAACCAGAACTCACAGGAGAGATAGTAACATTTCTGGTGTTTACACCATCAACCACTGCAATTATTATTCGGTGTTTTATCTAGATAATTTATATGTTCTTCTGTGAGAACTATTAAAATAGAAAAAAAACAAATTTCAAGATAGGACCCGTCAGAAGGTTAAGTGTCAGAGTTGACTATGGAAAACGAAATTTAACGGGCTTTTTCACACCGAAAAATAAGAAAGAATAAAAACGAGTTGAGATTTTAATAAGATCTATCAGGAGAGTATATAACATTACATGGTGAAACCCTAGTTTTGCATGTGGGTTGCCCCGATCATCCCATATGGGGCAACACCCCGGAAAAACTGAGGAAAAGTGATATTAAACAGTTACATTCCTTTGTTCAGGGAGCTTAATAATTAGGTGTTTGAGTCACGTTTTAGGGACGATTTTACTACAGATTTAGGTCGGGATTTAGGTCGGGATTTAGGATTGGTCCAAAAAGTAAGGAACCACAAAGTGGCATGTTGCGTTAACCACAAATGCCCACGCGGATTCGCCTCCACCTCCTGTGATTCTCGGATGATCCTGTGTGCGCACGTTGTCGACCGAGGAACATTCCGATGGTCCGCGCGGAAACTTCTGCCTTGCTGCCTCCTGTGATTCTCCGGTGTAGCACGCTCGGACAACCTTTTGCGACAGTCGGCTGAAGCGGTTACGCCCGGCCACAGCGAACGGGGAGCAGGTACACGGTGGTACGTAAAGGTGTTCCCGGAGCTGATGCACTCAGGTGTCCGGCAGCACCGTTCGAGTTCCGACCATGAACCATGTTCCGGTTTGGTGGTTCGGTTGTTGGTCTACATGTCGGGTTACCTATCCGATGCACCAAACCTGTAAATAGTGGCCACGGTGGGGTCGGACTGGATAACCAGGGCCTGTGCGCCGAACACTAAGACACGTCGCGGAAGTGCATCCTTCGGCCACCTGTGATTAATGCCTTGATGTCGGTGTGGTGGCGGGCGCGATGCTGTGCGAAACCTGCAACTGAAAAAAAAAATCTTTCGCGCCGAGCGGCCGCGCGTGCGACCATTCCGGAGCTGGCTCGGGAGAGCGCGCGGGCACAAAATCCACTCTGGTCCGTGATCGCAAACTCCATTTCAACCCGGGAGGTTTTGGCGGGACACTGGTCCCTGGTTCGTGTCCTATTGTATTCCCACAGTTTGGTGGTCCCCGAATCCCCAATCCTCCCATTCCCCGGGTCCCAGAGTCCCGGTGGACAGTGGGTGACTTTTGTTAGTTAACTGATTAACCGGTTAGTTAGGGAATTGGTTACTCAGGAGGTTTAGAGCCCGTTGAGTGGGGGAATTGGTTAACCCGCGGATAGCGGTTCCTTTTGGGGTGGACTTGGTTAACGTACTCCAGCGATCCTGGGCGAACGGGGGGCAGTGCTTTTCCTGGAATTGGTTACTCAACGAAACTGGGGCCACTGCTGTGGGGGAATCAGTTAATTGGGTGACAGCGGGGCCTGGCCCGCCCCCACGGGAATCGGGCATCTGGGGAATTGGTTACTCAGCCGCTTTTGGGGGGCCTGGGAAGGAACCAATTACCCGGTTCCCCTACTAAACAATTCAAGACAAAGAGAGGGACCCGGTTTCCCGGGTCCCTGTGTAACTACTTCGTGGGTTTCACTTTCTCCCGGTTCCCCAAGTCCTTGGTTGTCTGATAAACTGTTTGGAAGGGGACTCCGAACTGTTTCGCCAATTCACCGCGTGTCCGACCGTTTGTGTACTCGCGTCTCATATAATCTCGACGCGTGATTATCGTTTTCCCATCATCATCGGTTATCAGGATACTCCGACCGTGGGTTTCCCCGTTATGATGTTCGTTGGTTAGGTGGGCCGTCGTTTGATAGACTACCTGATAACGTGTGTCCAGCGTTCGCGCGATATCCGCGCGCGACATTCCTTCGTTAAACATCCGTCTGATTACACTGGCGCGGCTCTCCACTTTAACCACGTCCTGGACTAACCCTTGAGTCGCCTGATAGACTACTTGGTAGCTCGTGGAAAACGTTTCCGCGATAACCGACCGCGGGTTTCCTCTTTTAAACAGTTCACGCATTATTTTCGTACGGGAAACGGTTCCCACTTTTCCCAGTTCCTCGGTTATCTGGGTTATCTGTTCGTCGATTCCCGGGGTCTCTGTTTCCTCAACTACCGGGTTCATTACTTCCTCGACGATCGGGTTCACGGTTTCCTGGGTTCCCTGGTTCTGTGTGCGCTTCATGAAAGTATTCCTCCTTTAAACTGATAAACGTTTCTCCGAGTTACTCTTTACCTGGTTGTCAAGGTCCGCGTATATCTGTTTCTCTGTTTATCTGTTTCCCTGTATAACCACCCCCCCTCCGAAACATATTATTTTTATTTTATTATAACATCAAAACAATAAAAAATCAAGCCCAACCAGCTAACGTGTTATTACTGTCAACAATTAAACAGATAGGTTTCCGAAAGTCGTCGGTTATCTGGTTTCACGTCTACCTTACGACCTACCCAGACTGTCGTGGGGTCCCCGACTACTCACTGAGACCTCCCGGGTGCCAGGGTACCCGGGTGCTAGGGTACCCGGGTGCCATGGTACCTTGGCGGGGGTAGGGTGTGGCACCGGGTGCCAGGGTACCCGGGTGCCAGGGTACCCTACCCCGGCTGTGTCCCCGAGTACCCGAGTGTCTGGGGAAGTGGTTAATCTGGTGAGTTGGAGGGGGCCTGGAGTGGACTCGGTTAACCACACCCCGGGTGCCGGAGAGTACCTGGTTAACCGGACCCAGTCCAACCCGGACTCCTGGAGTGGACTCGAGTAACCCCCGACCACGGTTTTGTTGGGGAATTGAGTAACGTGGGAGACATGGTAGTGGACGGTGCCAACTACCCGGGCACTCGGGTCCACCGCACCCCAGCACCGTCCCTGTACCCGGGTGCCAGGGTCCACCAGTCCACATGGACCGTACAGTACGGTCGGGAGGTACCCGGGTGCCAGGGTCCACCAGTCCGCATGGACCCCCGGGGTACGGGTCTGGGAGTCCCTGGGGACCCAATTCCGTTTTTAGCCCGTTCTCCGGTTCCCCCGCCGCGACGGTGTTTTTTTCGGATTTTTCAAATTGACCGGTGGCCCCACCAAACCCGTTTGACCGTGTAACGTTTTACAGTTGACTAGAGGCCTACCAGAACCAGAGGCGCTAAACTGGTACAAAAGAATTCGTTGCGCCCGGCTAGCTTTTTCAACTGAAACCGACTATAATATTAATAGAATCCAATTGATCTCAATGAGATGAATTGGGTAATTAATAAAGCCACAAAGCCACAAAGCCATGTGCTACTGTCATGACGTAGACGCTGTGGGTGTTCGCCAACAGGTGGCCCGCAGATAATGTCATTGACAAACGCCATGGCTTCTTCTTTGTGCTTTTGTCGACTATTGAAACACCATTTGCAGTCAGCGGCCATTGAAACACCATTTGCAGTCAGCGGCAAAGCGGCGGAAAATCATGCCTTGTTTTCCCTGTGATTTACGGCGGTGAGATGGTGGGTAACAGGTAATAGGTAATAAGGAGGTAAGGAGGTGGTCTGTGTGCCGAAAGTGGCAAGTGGAAGTGGGCATGGGAGCGAGGATGGAAATAAGCATGCAAAAACTGGTAGGATTGCTAACACTACAGCGGCAGATGTTACGCCTGAGATTAGTGCGCTAGCGACTCTGGCGGCCTGCTTTGCGAATATTCAGCGTGGCATAAAGCGGGTGGCACAAACAGCTGCTGCTGATGTTACGCAGATGGTTCTTTCTGAAGAAGCCGAAAGTAGTACAGGTGAATCCGCAGCGGAAATAGCTACAGCAAAGGCGGCAGGCGCAAACCTTGCCGATTTGCTGGCTCAGTTGCGCCAGATAAATATTCTCAGGTTTGATTACTACTGGCAGCATGTTCAGGGTAATATGGCCCGGCCACAGGGACTAGGTAGGGAACTTGAAGAGCTTTGTGCATTAAGTGATTATTATGCGGCGCTGTTGCGTGGCATGAGTCCTGATGCGCGGAAACGTAGTGGCCTTATTTCCGATAATCAGGCGCAGATGCTGCTCGCAAATGTGTTGCTTAATGGTAGTTTACCCGTTACGACATATTGCGGATTTCCGGCTCTTGAGGACACAATTCTGTGGGATCGGTGGGATTCTGAGTCGGTAAGTGCGTATAAGTGGTTTAAACTGTACTTACGGATGCAGGAAAAGTTTGGTTTTCGGGATTTCGCGCATTTTCAGACGTATTTGCAGTGGGGTGTTGGAGGGTTGTATTCCCAAGCGACACGCGGCATTTATCCTGGCGCGGCTGATGCTGCATGCAGCCTAAGTTTGGATGGATCCGAAAGTGGTGTTGCAGAATCCATGTTATCTGAGCTTGGAATGTCTAGTAGTACGCTGGCTTCCGGCGTTTTAGATCCATCTTCAGCGGTAAATCGGCAAGAATTGTTGCGAATTCGAGCCTATTATCACCTATTTTACTGGGATTTGCGCTGTTCACAGTACGATAGGTGGGAGCGTGCGCTGCTTCAGAGGCGTGGCGCTCGGCGCACTTCGCAGCTTTTGGATGCGCAGTTTACCGCATTTGAAGACCTGTTTACACGTGTCCGAATGCGCGTTAATGAGTCCGTTGAGCTGTTAAGTCCGAATGATGCAATCAAAGCACTGCAGGATATTGCAAAAATGCTGCGTGTTAATGCTGGTTTTTGTGCAGATAAGCCCAATACTGGCGCCATTTCAGTTGGGTTTAACGCCGATAGAGCTGGAATCGGAGGCGTTGCAGGGGGCGCTGAAAGTGCTAATGAGGGTTTGGGCGGTTTTGATGGTGAAGATGAGTTTGCGGAAGAGGGAATTTCTGATGGGCCGCAGCTCATAATTAATTTTATTCGTTCGCCATACGCCGGAACTGAGGCGCCTGCATCTCCTACACAGCAAAAGAGGTCATAGCTGGCGGGGGGTGTACATATGAGCATTGATTTTCCAGATCGAATGCAAGTGCTGTTCCAGCCAGCGCGGTACAAAGTGTTTTACGGCGGACGAGGCGCTGGTCGTAGCTGGAGTTGTGCTCGTGCTTTGCTGTTATTGGGAACACAAAGAAAAGTGCGTGTCCTATGCGCCCGTGAAACACAGATGTCGATTGCAGATTCGGTGCACAAATTGCTTAGTGAGCAAATCGAAATTCTGCATTTACGTCCTTATTACAAAGTTCAACGTACACGTATTATTGGGCGCAATGGCACTGAGTTCTTGTTTAAGGGTATTCGGCGCAACCCGCTTGAAATTAAGTCTCTTGAAGGCATTGATTATTGTTGGGTTGAAGAAGCGCAGACAGTTTCCGAGACAAGCTGGAATATTCTTATTCCCACCATCCGTAAACGAAATTCGGAAATATGGGTGACCTTCAATACGGGTGAGGCGACTGATCCCACATATCGCCGTTTTGTAACAGAGGCGCCGCCTGAGGCTTTTGTTCAGTTACTTACGTGGCGTGATAATCCATGGGTGCCACAAGTATTGCTGGATGAAAAGGATTATCTTAAGCGAGTAGACTACGACGCATATATGCACGTGTGGGAGGGTATTCCGCTTGAAATCAGTGATGCCGTTATCTTCCGCAATAAATACGTTGTAGAGTCATTTGTTACGCCGCCGGATATACGGCTATTTTTTGGGGTTGACTGGGGTTTTTCGCAGGATCCGACAGTCCTTATTCGCGCTTTTGTCAAAGATAATAACCTGTTCGTAGACTATGAAGCAAGTGGCCTGGGTGTTGATATTGATAAACTGCCTGCGCTATTTAATCAAGTTCCAGAATCACGTATGTGGCCCATTTTTGCGGATGCTGCACGCCCAGAAACAGTTTCTTATGTGCGGCGTGCGGGGTTTAACATTTCTGCGGCGCCTAAATGGACAGGTTGCGTGGAAGATGGCATTGCATTCTTGCGTTCATTTGAGAATATCGTGATACATCCGCGTTGCAAGCGACTAATTGAAGAGGCTGGTTTGTATCGCTATAAGGTTGATCCGAACACCAATGCAATTTTGACACAGATTGTGGACGCAAATAACCACGCATGGGATGCACTACGGTACGCCTTCTACCCGCAGATTAAACATCGGGGTGTGAGTAAGACCGTTAGTGGTGGCCACAGAATTGCACCACACCTTTTTGAGGGGGGAGGGATGAGATGACAACTTCTAAGGAAACTGTGGGCAGCGCAAGCACCAAAGATATTCGTAGGCTTTCTGGTGGGCGTGCAGTAGGTATGGGATATTCTGATGTTGCGGCGCAGCTGTTTAGTTCGTTGGATATGCCTGTACGAAATCCAGATAGACTGCTGCTGCGGTATCGCGAGATGGCGGAGTTTGATGAGACTGTCGGTGTGGGACTAGAATTTCTTTGTTACGCAGTTATCCGCAAAATAGGTAACTACGTACATACGGATCCCAAAATTCACAACTTTGTGTTGACATGTATTGAACACATGCGTGGAACACTGGAAGAACAACGTCGAGCACTTCTGAGTGATGCATTGGCTTATGGTTTTGGGGTGGCTGAGTTTACGCTTGTCCCAGATGCTGGGCAGTGGCGGCTCTCGTCGTTGCAGCAGTATGATCCGTCTGCCATCGAATTCAAGTTTGAACGCGCATCTGATAATGCGTTGGTAGTTTCTTCAATTGTGCAACGTGTTGCAGGAAAAGAAATCATAATTCCTGCATCCAAATGTTATTTGCTGCGGCATAATGCAGGCACTAATCCTTATGGTCGTAGCAGGCTGCGGCGTGTTTGGCGTTGGTTTGCATTCAAGCGTGCAGTTCTTAAGTTTTGGGCAGTAGCACTTGAACGGTTTGGGATGCCCATGTTGGTTGGAAAAGCAGAAAATCCTGACGACATGGCAGAATATCTGGAAAGTGCCTATTCTAAAGCGTTCGTTGCTATCGGTGTGCAGGATTCAGTAGAAGCAGTAGCTGCTGGGGGACATGGAGGAATTGAAGGTGCGTATGCCTCAGCAATGGATTTTTGCAACCGTATGATTTTTCGAGCACTTTTCTTACCCGCACTGCTTGAAAGTGGACAAGATGGCGGTTCTTATGCACTTGGTCGAGTTCACTGGCGGATGTTCGATGATGCATGTCTTTGGATAGCTCGGGATCTTGCAGAGATGGAAATTGAGGAGCTTTGGCGGCCCATTATTGAATGGAATTTTGGTCCACAAGCATCTTATGGCACTATTCCTACACTTAATTCCCAGACACCGGAAGAGCAGGAGCAGCTGTCAAAAGTGTTTATGAATGCCGTAAATGCTGGTTTTGTCCGTCCTGAAGAGGGAGATGCGACATGGCTTCGAGATCGTCTCGGATTTCCGGAAGTGGGCTCACGCAGTTCTGTCGGGCGCATTGGCGATATGGGTGGCACCACAGCTACAGGTACGGCCGCAGCGGCAGCCGCAGGCAACACAGCGCCACCTATTACGACTGCCGGCGATAAAACAACTGAGAAAGTTGGTGTAAAAACCAATGCGTAAAGGATAAATGGGTGACCACAAAAGCGCGGAAAGCTTAGTCAATACCCGCGCCTGTGATTTGGGGAGGGGGGAAACTGATGTGATAGACGTTTTGACAGAAGTTGTACAGCTGGGAGAAGAGTTTTGGTATAATGCGCTGCCTGTTGGCAAATTTCACGATTCTCGGTATGGGCCGATTGATATTACACCAACACTTGTATCACAGCTAGCGGCCAGTTTTGGGAAAGCTACACCATATCCGCTGCCCGTAAAATTGGGGCACGGAGATGGCGCGCCTTCACCTGGTACAATTAAGAGTGTGCGGGCTGAATCTGATGGTTTACATATTCAGTTTGCACTAGATGATGAAGCAGCAAAAGAGGTTAAAGCGCGGCGGTTTAGGTTTATGTCGGCTGAGTATTCACCTGATTACACGAACAAGGAAACAGGTGAAAAGATGGGTCCCGCACTCCTGGGTGTCGCACTTGTAAATCAGCCAGCACATCCTGGTGTACGTCCTATCGTATTTAGTGATGGGACGTGGCAGCAACAAACAGAGGAGGTAGTTAGTGTGGATGAGGCCAAACTCAAGGAACTTGAAGTAAAGCTTGCGGAGGCAGAAGCTGAGAAGCTGCGTATTGGGCAGGAGCGTGATGCGCTGAAGAAACAGGCTGACAATGCTGTAGCAGACTTGAACAAGATGCGTGCAGAACAGCGTGCGGACCAGATTAAGGTGTTTTGCGACGAATTTGTGAAGCAGGGAGTTCCTCCAGCACTCGTGGACAAGATTCGTCCTGTTCTTTTTGCTGACACGGGCATGATCAAGCTTGCTGACAACACGGAGGTTAGCCTGCAACAGGTTTTCAAAGACATTTTTACGGAAATTCCGAAAATTCAGCTTTCGGCGATTGGGACGCAGGCTGCACAAAATGGTCGTGACACGCTGATTTCTGAGCAGGTTAATCGTGTAGCAAAGAAGCTGAATGGCCAGAAAGAATAGGGGGTAGAAAGATGGTGCAGAGGTTTGGAACGCCTTATTTTGGAAAGTTGGGAGATCTGGAGCCGCATCATGATCTAACGGTTGGCGTATTCGATAATGAGATTCGGCGTGTTGTGGAACTCGTGAATACGACTGGTGCTGATATTACGTATGTGCGCGGCCAGGTTATGGTTAGGAATGCAGACGGTACGATCTCTGCGCTGGCGGCCAGCGATTTTACGCCTGAAACGTATACGCTGCTTACTCCAGAAGATCCAATTGAAGTAGAGGATGAAGCGGTTGGCACTGGTAACGGTACGCTTACTGCATTCACCCTTGGGCATGCTCCTGTAATTGCGGCGTCGCTGGAGCTTTTTGTTAACAGCGTTGCGGTAACTACTGGATTTACTCTTGATGCACACCGGGGCACTATCACATTTGATGCTCCTGTGACGAATGAGCACGCTATTGTTGCGAGCTACAGTTACACTGTTCCGCCCGCAGAGGAAGAGGTTGTGCTGCCTTATCTTACTGGGTGCCTTCCACTTGTTGCAGAAGCTGATGTGGTTGTACCCAAGAAGGTCGGGGCAGTCAACGGCACCGCCACGCTTAATGTGCTGGTGAAAGCAGAACTTGCGAAAGACATGTTGTATGTTGGAACTGATAAGTGGGATGATCTGGACACGGCCGTAGCCGCCAAATTGGAAAACTGGCTGGCTTTTGCTGGGCTTGTTCCGGCTGACGTCGTTAGATAGGGGGCAGACGAATGAGCAATAGTGTGTTCAACAGCGAGTGGGCAACTCTTACGCATGCGGTCCGCAAAATCACGCCTGATCCGTTCTTCTTTGGTGCCGCACTTGGGAAGAAAGGAGCAATTACCTCACCCACAACTACATGTGAGTTTGATGTGGTAAGTGGGCGGCGTGATCTTGCTCCGATGGGACATCCTGGAGATCCGGCAACGCGGGTTGACTACAGTGAGGGTTTTTCGACCTACACTGTTACCCCGCCCCAGATTTTTCTTGAAGATCCAATTCGGGCAAACGTTCTGGGGGCGCTTCGTCTTCCCGGATACAGTCCTTACCTGACGGGCGCTGGCGCTCAGACTGAGCTGTCTGATGCGTTCCTTGAGCATGTGATGATTAAGCAGCGCAACATGATGAAAGCCATTGAACGGCGCAAAGAATGGCTGTGGGCGCAGGCCGCCACAACTGGTGCAATTAGCTATACGAACCAGTATGGCCGCAAATTCTCTATTGATTACGGTGTGCCGGCTGATACCAACATTTTCACCAGCACTGGTAAGTGGGCTGGTAGTGATGCTATCGATCCTATTTTCCACCTGCGTGAACTGCGTAGGACGTATGTGGAACAGAATGGTTTCCTGCCCACTGTGATTGTTCTGGGCAAAGAAGCCGCTGATGCGTTCCGCAACAACGCTTACGTAATTGGATGGCTTAAGAGTGCGGGTGTGCAGCTGCTGCAGCTCAACATGGCGCAGACTGACACGCTTGTTACTCCGATTGCCAATATTCCGGGCATTGGTACGATTGTGGAGCATGTGGGCACGTACCCTGCAGATAACACTGGGACACTGACTGCTTATATGCCTTCTAAGAAAGTTCTTCTTACTTCGCCGGATGTGTGGCAGATGCACTATGGCGCAATCCATGATTTCGACATCGATCCCAATTATCCGCTTCTGCAGTCGGAGCTTTTCTCGAAAATGAAGATCAGCCAGGATGGGAAAAGCAGGAGTCTGTTTGTTGAGACGCATCCGCTGCCGGTTCTGGAAATTTCCACTGGGATCATGGTGGTGCAGGTCCTCGAGGACTAATCATGTATTGCACGCCTGAAGATGTGCGTGGAGAGCTGTACCTACCCATTGTCGCACAGATGACGGCAAAGTTTCCAGGTGACGGGGAGTTTGATGCGTTTCTAGAGCGCCACATTGCCGCAGCTACGAATTTCGCTGATGCAATGTTATCTCGGATGTTTCCGGTGCCGCTGCAATCTCCGGTACCGGAAGCAATCCGGACTGCTGTAGCTAAAGAAGCTGCGTATTATGCAGCTGCACAGTTTTCAGAACATGAGGAACTAATGCAGGATCGTCACATAACAGCTACGGCAATTTTGGAAGCATTTGTTGCGTCAGGGCAGTTACCCGGCTCTGAAATACCTTCGCGTCGTGTTGTTGGAGGGTCCGATGCACAAGTTTTTACAAAAAGTGTATTGGATTTGTGGTAATGCAGATTGTACTGAAGCTTACTGGTATTCCAGAAGTACAGCGTGAGCTAGCAGCACTTAAGCAGCGGCCTACTGCAACCGAGGTTTGGCAGAAGGTGGGCCGCGTGCTTTCTGAGGAGGCAAATAACTGCTTTACGTCGCAAAGATCTCCTGATGGAAAAGCCTGGAAACGGCTGAGTAAGGCTACACGTAAACAGCGTAGTAAGATGGGTGGGGCAATGCGCATTTTGCAGCGTACTGGTGCGATGCGTCGAAGTCTATATGTTATAACAAGCCCAGGACGTGCAGAAATCGGTACGCGAAATCCATATGCACCTGTGCACCAATATGGTAGTGCATCAAAACGTATTCCCGCTAGGCCTTTTATTGGCCTCTCTACTGCGGGACGTCAGAAAATTGCACAGCTTCTGCGTACATGGATTACACGGGAGGTGTAATGCCGCGTGTTTGAAACTGCGTTAAACCTTTTTGTTGCAGGTGTTGCGCGTTTGGGTGAGTTTCATGCATATGTGGTTGAAAAAGCGGGCTTACCAGTTACAGTAACAACTGATGCACAAGCATGTACACCGCCATTTATTTTGATTCAGCCAGCAAACGCCGTATTTACACTGAATGGTGGAATGAGTAAGTGTATGTTTGCGGTTACGCTGGTGCTTCCATTTTTGGGTGGTGGTGTTGAAGATGTCTTGCACGCTATTGATCTTTTCTGCACCAATCTGTACTCAGCTGTGCGTCGAGATGCATCAGGCTGCATGTTGACTGCAATTACAACCACAGAAATAACAGAATCAGATGAGCGCAAGGGGTTGTGGGCAATAGGGATAAATCTTGAGTTTATGGCTTAGGAGGAATAATAATGGCCTTTGTTAAAAACGCTGATGATATTCTAATTGGTACAGGTCGAGTTTTTATCGACGGCGTTTGTGTGGGACAGCTATCAGGCCAGGTTCGGGCCAAGGTTGGCAATGAGTGGTATAAGGTTGAAGCAGGTTTTCCTGCGCAGGTGGTTAAGCAGGCTCTTACTAAAGAGACTGGTGAAATGGCATTCAATCTGCTGGAACTCAACTTGGATACTATTCGATCCATTATGCCGCAGTTTTCTGAGTATACAGAAACTGAGGGTGTAACTGCAGATTTTGTGTCTGATGTTGTCCCCCTGTATGATCTGAGACATTCGAAACTATCTGGTAGCCGTATTTCTACGCTGGACTCTGTGAAAACGGTTGAAGATACTCCTGTAACACTGGTTGAAGGAACTGATTTTTACATCGATCGGCTGAATGGCACAATCTATAGGGTTGCAGATAGCACAGCGACAGAAGAAGGTGATTCTGTAACTGTCAAGTACAAGCATGCCACCTTTGATGGGACTGGATTTGGTGTTGGTGGCGGTACAACTACCAGTGACACCTTCCTTGTGGAGTTCTGGCATAAGAAGACCAATGGTAAGTATCTTTGCCTTCGCCTCTGGAAATGTCAAGTTGAGGGTGACTTCGAAATGCTGTTTGAAGAATCTGCGCATACTACACTTCCTATTCTGCTTACCATTCTTGCTGATAGCACCAAGCCCGCGGGGCACCAGCTGTACAGGACTATTGAATATGATGCGAGCGCAGCTCCGGAGGGTGGTTGGTAAATATGCGTGATTTTCCGCGTCCTGAAAAGGTTGAGGTAACTATTTTTGGCACTGCGCATGAACTGCATCGATTGTCATACGTAGAGTTTACAGAGCTGCTGCCTGAGATTGTTTCGCATATTAAGCCGGTTAACGGAACTGTTTCTGGACAGCAAGTGCTCGACGCAATTCTACCTGCTGCGGATAAGCTGCTGAAATGCGCTTTTCCCACATTCACTGAGTGGGAGCAGCTGCCGGTAGATTATGCGCTAGAGCTTATTGATGTGATCTCCGAGGAAAATGATATTCCAGGTATGATCACAAATTTTTCCAAGAAAATTCAGGCCGGGATAGGGGGTCTGTCCCTGAAGATCTAACATGGCCATACATTCTTCTGGCGCTCAGGATGCATTTTGGTATTACCCCCGAAGAATTTTTTGGCTTTACGTACTGGCAGGCACATGGATATTTGAAAGTAATGCCGTATGTTCTAGGAGTGGCTCCAGCAAACGCCAATACGGCAGGTTCGGCTATATCGAGCGTGTCGGACACGACTGCGGAGCAACAGCTCGATGAGTTTCTGCAGCGGAAAAGGGGCCAAACACTTTAGTTGTTTTTGGCCCCTTTTACGTTTGGGGGTGAATTGATGAATTTAGGGGATGTTCGACTACTTATTACTGCTGACGCACGTGAAGCTTTGTCTGCACTTGATTCATTCAGCAAGTCAATGATCTCACTTGATCATAAAATGCAGCGTTTGAGTTCGTCCTTGGGTGGATTTTTTAACCCCCTTATGGGTGCACTTACTGCAGGCGCAGCAGTTGTAACAGCCGCTACGACAAAACTAACAAACAGTGTTTTAAATGTGGGCGGTGCTTTTGAGCTCCAGATGAACATTGTTGCTGCAAAATCTTCTGCTACGGCTGCTGAACTTGCTGTGATGACTGAAGAAGCACGAAAATTAGGTATTGAGTTTCCGCGATCAGCGACTGAAGTTGCAGAAGCAATGAAGTTCATTGCCGCGCAGGGCGCAGGTGTGAAGGGTGTTTTGGAAGCTACACGCCCAATTACAGAACTTTCAATTGTCCAGCAGTATGATCTTGCTGATTCAGCACGTCTTGTAGCGCAAGCAGTTCGGAATTTTGGCCTTGAATGGTCTGAAGCTTCTCGTGTTGGTGACGTGTTTAACTATGTTGCCAACAATTCCGCCATGACCATGGAACAGTTTTCAGATGGTTTGCACTATGTTGCGCCTTTTGCGCGTGATGTTAATCTAACCTT